TTTAGACGTAACAGGTACAGTAACAAGTGATGGTTTGGATGTTAGTCCCTCATCTGGTGATGCATCATTAACTTTAACAAGTAATAGCAGTCAACCTTGGAAAATATATTCTCCAAATGCAAGTAACGCTTTACATTTTAATTCGGACTCAACCGATTATTTAAGCATAGACACAACAGGCTCGGTTGGAATTGGAACGAGTTCGCCAAGTACCTTAATGCATCTCTCATCAACAAGTCCAGCATTAACTATAGAAGATTCAGATGCTACTTCAACATTTAATAAATTTGAAATTGGTAATTCTTCAGGCTCAATAAATTTTAATACCCGTCAATCAAATGGTACTTTTGTTTCTACAGATTACCAAATGTCTAAAAATGCAACTGGTACGATAGCACATAAATGGTTTATAAGTGGAAGCGAGAGAGCAAGAATCGATGGGTCTGGAAATCTACTTGTTGGAACTACAACTGTTAGTCTCTACAACAGTAGTTCTGAAGTTGGTACTCGTATAGGCGATGGTGTTCTTATGGTTAATAGGAGTGCTAACACTCCAGCTTATTTTAATAGGCTATCAACAGACGGAACTATAGTTGACTTTAGAAAAGATGGCTCAACAGTTGGAAGTATTGGTGTTGATTATAATGATAATTTATTTTTATCAGGTAAATCTGACCATGCAGGAATTATGTTTGCAAACGATGAGGTCTATCCATATAGAGATGGAAATTATAGAGATGCAACTTTAGATTTAGGGGCTACCTCTGGTAGATGGCGTAACTTATATTTAAGCGGTGGTCACATGAATGGTCAAGCTAATTCTTTAAGTTTTATTTCAGGCGGTAATGCATCTAATGGTGGTGCTAACATTCTTTTATACGGACAATCTCATAGCAGTCTTGCTAACACAACTTTATTTAGAGCTAGTGGAAGTGAGGCTATGAGAATCGATAGCAGCCAAAATGTTATGATAGGTGGCACAAACGCACGTCCTGCCGAATTTGCCCATCCAAAAGGAATTAGTTTCCGTGGAGATATTGGTCAAATACAAGCATCTACTGACGCTAACACTGCAATGCTTTTAAACAGAGATACCTCTGACGGAACTATAGCTGAATTCAGAAAAGATGGTACTTCGGTTGGAAGTATTGCATCAACTTTTGGAATAGATATACACATTGGGACTGGTGATACAAGATTACGTTTTGTTGACCAAAATGATTACATAAGACCTGCTAATTCTGATGGCTCTTCAAGAGATGGATTAACTGATTTAGGTGCATCGACTGCAAGATTTGATGACATCTATGCAACTAACGGAACTATCCAAACCTCAGACATAAACGAAAAACAAGACATAGAAGATTTAACAGATGCAGAAACTAGAGTTGCAGTTGCAGCTAAAGGCTTACTTAAAAAGTACAGATGGAAGTCTGCTGTTGAAGAGAAAGGCGATGACGCTAGAATTCATTTTGGAATCATGGCTCAAGACCTACAAAACGCTTTTACTGCTGAAGGATTAGATGCAGGTGATTATGGTATGTTTATATCAACCACTTGGACTAATGATGATGGAGTAGAGCAAACTAGGTTAGGAGTCAGGTATAATGAACTCTTAGCATTTATTATTGCAGTAATTTAACACAGGAGAATAAAATGGAATGGAATGTAAAAACAGTTGACGTACACCCTAAAGAAGAAGGGCATGATGATGTGATCTATAATGTGCATTGGTCAGTATCTAAAGAAGATGGAGAATACTCTGCATCATCTTATGGTACTCAAAGCATAGATACATCTGATTTATCTAACTTTAAACCTTTTGATGAAGTAACATCAGAGATGGTTCAAGGTTGGGTTATAGACGCTATGGGCGAAGAAGAAGTTGCTAACTTAGAAGCAAATTTAGATTCACAAATAGAAAATGAAAAAAATCCAACTTCAATTACTAAAACTTTAGATTCTTAGTATATAATTTATAAATAACAAACCCAAGAGAGGAATTTATATATGGAAAATACTGAAACTAAAAAACCAGAAGAGCAGGTCATTATTACTTTTAATGAAAAAGAATATAGAGCTTCGGATCTTAATGAAGATCAAATGGCTTTAGCTGCAAAACTTAATATTGCTGGTAGAAAATTAGCTAGACTTCAAGAGTTCTATGATGATTATGTTATTACAAATGAATACAAAAATCTTTGTATCGAATCATTTGATAGAGCTATGAAAACTGAAGATGTAGCTGAAGTAGTAGAGGAAGAATAATGCCAGCTCGTAAGACTGCAAATGATGTTCATTCAGACTTACGAGTTCACGAAAAAATGTGTGAAGAACGCTGGAAAACTATTTATAGAAAAACTGATGATTTACAAGCCTCAGTTAATAGTATGAAAGGTTGGCTTTTAGCTGGTCTTACCACAATACTAATTAGTATGTTTACCTTAGTTCTAAGAGGCTTACTTTAATATATGAGTATTATAAAAATTGCTGAAGTGGCAAACAATGTCTTGGATAAATTTGTCCAGGATAAAGACTTAAAAGAAAAATTATCACATGACTTACAAAAAGAATTTATATCACTGGATAAAGCACAAATTGAGCTTAATGTTGAAGAGGCGAAAAACGGGAACTGGTTTGTACAATCTTGGAGACCCTTCATTGGATATTCTTGCGGTTTTGCTTTGTGCGTACACTACATTGTATTGCCTACAGCAACTTGGATAGCTGTTGTTAGTGGTGTTGATTTACAACTAGAACATCTACAGTTTGATTTTTCACAACTTACTACAATTCTTTTATCCCTACTTGGGATGTCCTCACTTAGAACATTTGAGAAAGTCAAAGGTGTTCATACAAAATAAAATGTTAGATAAAGCAAAACAAATGCTGTTAAGGCATGAGGGTATGCGTACATTTCCTTACAGATGTAGCCAAAATAAATTAACAATAGGTGTGGGAAAAAACATTGAGCAAAATGGTATTACTGAAGAAGAGGCTATGTATCTTTTAGATAATGATTTAGATAGAGTAGTAAAAAATTTAGATAAGGTTTGGCACGCATGGAAGGTTATGCCAGAACGTGCAAGGTTAGTATGTATAGATATGACCTTTCAAATGGGAATTACAGGATTTATGAACTTTAGACAAACAAGAGCATTGATGGAGATGGGTTGTTGGTTAGAAGCATCTGAGGAGCTTCTTAGAAGCAAGTATGCAACACAAACACCCAATAGAGCAGCTTATAACTCACGCCAACTTGCCTTATGCCAACAAAGACAGCCCAAGACCATCTAAACAACTCCAGACTTGGAGCTTATTCAGAATCACTGGTTAAAACCTTTCTGCTTGAATATTGTGATTTTGCATACGACACCCAAAGCAAACATCCAGCAGATCTTATCTGTGAATTAGGATCAGCAAGATATTCAGTACAGGTAAAAGCAAGGAATGTTACGACTAAAGGCAAATATGTTTTTGCTTCTGAGAATGGTAGAAAACTATCTGATACTTATAAAAGATATAACGTAGACATACTTGCAATGGTCTTTATGCCAGAGAAGAGGGTGATGTTTAAACCAGCAACTGATAGCCAAAACTATTACACATTTGATGCTGATGTATTAACGCCAACATTAGAAATAGATTCCTTTCAAGAAACTTTAAATCAATTATCTGAGATTCCTGTACTAAATCCCTTAGTAAAGTAATTTATAAATATCTAACCCAAAAGCTATACATTTATATATATTTATATATACTAAGGGTATGTTAATTATAAATATGGAGTTAAATAACATGGATAAAGTAACAACAAAATGGGTAGGTGCTGATTATATGGGTGACCATTTTCAGGTATTTATTAATAATAAAAAATACCCTAGAGAAAGAGGTTTAAATTATGTTTTACCTCTTGATAACTATTGTGATGAAAATAGAACTAGAGCTAAAGAATTAGCATTAGCTGAAAGAGATGGTAAGTTTGTTTCTGATGGTGGTGTTATTTATGAAACTAAAGAAGATTATCTAAAAAAAATTGGTCTTGCATAATGAAACTATTTGCCAATACAGAACATGGAATAGTGGAGTGGAAATGGAAGGACAATGGCAGTCCTTCTTCTGAATATAAATCATTGAATCATCAATGGTGGCTACCTAAGAAATCTGATTTTGAAATTATTAGTAATGCAGATCAGATTACAAAACAAGAAATCAAAAATGAGATTTGGGAAGATATGCAGATAGATATTGCATACACCAAAGACTTATACAAGTTACATAAATTAAATAAAAAGAGGAGTGCATAATGGAAAATCTAATATTTTTTACACTAGGATTTATAAGTTTCAAGATCCTAAAATCAATATATATAAAAACAATGCTTTATATAGCATTTAGAAAAAGACGTAATATTTGGGTAAAACCCAATTTTAATAGCAGATTAAAGTATGACAAGAGACTAGTTAGGTAATATTGCCTTATAAATATACAGG